CAAGTCACTGTACCGTCAACAACGGTAGCACCAAGAGCAGTTGGCCACGCTGGTTCTGCAGCTCCTTGATTACCAGCAACAGTGCAAATATAAACTCGGCCATTTTGATTCGCTGCCGTTGGCTCTCTAATGTCACCTTGAACTCTGGCTGCGACGCCTGGCACATAAACTGTTTCAGTACGTCCCGTCATTAGTGTCGCTCTGCCAGAAACTGTATTGTAGTTTCCACTCAGATAACCCGCAGCAGCTTGACTATATTTGATTCTGTATCGCCATCCGTCAAATATACTGCGAGAATCGGTAGCACCAAAACCGCCTATGCCTGCAGTATCGCCAATCCAGAAGATTTCATCGAGTTCATTTGCAATTTTTGCAGCAACCATTCGCATCACATGGTCTGCAAAAGCGTCACGCTCGATATTATCCTCAAGGTCATCATCATAGATAACAACACAACCACGCAGTTTCTCGCTGACTAACGCAATCTTCTGGTCTGAAAGTGTCTTCAGATAATCCGCAGCAGTAAAAGTCGCACCCGGATAAAGAAAACGATTCTCACCAAGTCCCAATGCTCGGATATTTTTCGTCTCTTTAGTCATCTTGACGATTCGAGCAGAGTTTTTCATGACAGATTCATCAACTATATAGTCAATAAACCTGTCAGCCTCTTCAGCTTCGAGCACAATAGCCGGAAGAGAAATCATCTTCTCAATCTGCTCTTTTTTACTCAACATTTGTTCATTTGATTTCATTATAAACTCCTTTAACTACTAACTACTAAAATTTTACTTCTTTGCTACTACAAATTGATTCTCTGCCTAATCCTGATTTATAAGCGTAGGCCAGAGAACCTTTCCATCTTCTCCTGCTCCCTTTGGCTTATCATCATCGTTGTCATCTTGGTCAGTGAGACTCATTTTCTTTACACCACCTTTTTCAAGAGCCTCAACTTGTTTTGTCAAAGTCTCCAAAGTTTTCTTCAGTTCGTCATCAGCACCTTTGGTAATGACTTCTTTCAAATCAGCAATTTGCTTTGTAAGCTCTTCGATTGTCTTGCCTGTGTCATCACTGTCTGATTTCTCTGTGGATTCTTTCATATCAGGCAGAATCGACTTTAGAGCTTCTACGGCAGTAATAATATCCTTCAGTTTCTTGATAACATCTTTTGAAAACTTCGCACCGGCCTTGTTGACATCTTCTTTTTCTACTGCAAAACTATTCGCAGCAGTCTTCACAATGAGTTCAACGGCTTCAGCCAAGTCTTCAGGAAGGTCAGCTTTGTACTCTTTGTTGATAAGAGTAACAGCTTTCAAGATTTCTTCCTCACTGACTTTTTTCTCGAAGTCGATGTCCTCTGTACCCAGATATTCTTGAAGGGCTTTTAACAATTCTTTTGACATAATTTTTCCTTTCGTTAAGTAGAAAGTTTCGGTACGTTTGAAACCACCTTCGTCCTCAACAACCTTAGAGTAAGAGCAAGAGACTGGTTCTCCACCTTTACTGGTATTCCAAAAGCTGAAATTGAAATCTCTCAACTTTCCCAAACTCTTTCCGTCTATTGACACTGATGTTCCCTTTGTTATACCGTCACTCTCAATTTCGATATTGAGTTTCTTTTTACTTACTGACTCGATTTGCTTGCCATCCTTTTGCTTAAAAAACAGAAAAGGTAATTTGTTCGCAGGCAAATCAACCATTGACACCTCGTTAATTTTTATATCTTTCAAATTTTTGACTTTGGCCATTAGCTTTCTCCTTTATGCAATCTTAGCATAGCCTGCCATACTGTATCCGGTAAGTTTTCCAGCTTTTATATCTTTCCACACTTGCTTGTCAAGCACTCTTGTCACCAACACCCACGAACCTTTTTTGACTTCTCTTTTGCCAATCGTGAAATCAACAGGGGCTATATAATTTTCAAGAATCTTTACCTTGACTTTCTTGCCTTTGTGCATTACCTTAAAAGTCTGGACGTTCTCCATAAAATCATATGCTGCTTTTTGAATCTCCTCCGCATTAGCCTGGTCACCCTGAGCATCAACTGTATCTGGCTCATAAACAATTCCGTATACAATATGCTCGTCACCTTTTACAATCGGAAGGATTACAATATCTTTTTCAATTTCTTCACCCTTGCTCTTTAACTCTAATTTTTCTAATTTTGTTACCGGAGACAAAACTTGACTAAATAGTGGTATGCAATTCCCTTCGAAGTCACGCTCATAAACAAAAATACAAGGCTTATCAGCGAATTGCTCACCAAACATTTTAGTAATTTCCGCCTCCAATAACTCGTTTGGTTCCGATGAATCTGATTGTATTGTTATTTTTATCTCATTCGCTTTGGAGAAATTATCATCCAAAAGAATGTAGTTTTTGGACATAGTAATTTGATGTATCTGCCCGATGTCAATTCCTGCCTGCTTAACTTCCATCTTTTGTTTGAAAGCCTGTCGGTCTATATCGCAGGTGCTATGCTGTAAGCCTCGATTAGAAGAATCCATCTCTGATAAGAGCAGTCTATATTTCGCAATAAAGTCACTACGCTCAAAACAGCCTACAATTTCTCTGTCATTGCTCTTGAAATGCCTGTCCCAGAACTTTGCAAACTTATATTTAAGCTGCTTTAATTCTAAGTCACTTGCTTTAGAAAGATTTTGTTTTGATATTTCTTCTATTCTCATTTTTTTCGCCTTTTTTAATTATTTCTTCGGCGGTTTTACTGGTTTAATAAATACATCAATAATAGCTCCTTGAAGAGATTCAAAAAATCTTGATATTCCAGTTGCCAAATATCTTTTCTCTTCTTTCGGAGTTAATCCTGCTTTTTTATTTATCATAATTCCTCTAAGAAAATATTTGTAATTGCCCTATTCTTTTTATCAATTACTTTCTTCACAACTTTATATGAGGTATCTTTTCTAATTAAAACTTCTGATAATGTTGTTCCAGTAAACTCTGATAAATCAACTCCTGTCCTCGCTTTTATATATAATAATTGAGCTTGGCCATCAGAGTCAGCCCACATCTCCGAATACTCCATTGCTGTCGCTTTCTTCGAAGATGCAGAGGCTATGCTTTTATATTGCTTAATATTTCCCACTTCGAATTTTTCTTCAGAAGTGATTCCTCTATAAAGTGTACCTTTGAAATTAGGTGCTCTTTCCATACTTACTAAAAGATCATCAGAAATTTCCGCTGTTTTTTTATAAGCCAATGGAGTCAATTTTTGTTTAAGTGTTTTATCACCTAATTGGTATCTTCTTATCTCATTGCAATCTGTCAATGTCCATCTCATATAAGCTTGTCTCTCCTTCTTAGATAAACCACTCACCCATTCTTTACTCGTTAATTTTGGTTCCGGCTTTGGTTTTGGTAAACTAATAGGTTTTGGAGTGGGTTTCGGAACAACCGCTGGTTTTTCTAATCCCAAAGGAGGCTTTCTTAACATTTCTGAAATCATTTTATCATCAATTACAGGTAACATTGCACAACGACATCTCGGATGCACAGGAATTACGTCAGCACCCTCCCCTACTTTATATCGCTTCCCATTCAACTCCTCACAAATCTCACAAGCGTCAAAAGCATTACTCAATTCAACCTCACCAACACCGACTTCCTCAAGTCCCTGACAGTAACCAATATTTTGTGCTCTGGCTGTTTCAGTGCGGGCAATATTTTCCATTCGCATTCGATGTACTTTATTTGTATATCTTGTCACTGCTCTATCAATTTGAGCTACAGTAAAATCAGGTCTTTTTACTTCCAATATCTTTCGATAATTGATGACTCCCTGTGTTTGTCTTGAAGTCAATCCAACAAGAGGTTTTAACTCTCTTGCAATTTTGGGCATTGACTTGCCATCTTTAATTCCCTGCTTAATAAAAACATTGATACCTTTCTTTGTGTTCCTTGTGACTTCAGTGACAAGTGTAGAACAGAATTTATTAACTGCTTTAACTGCCGGAACATTCAAAACATCGAAAGCACCCTGAACAGCCAACACTGTATAAGCAGTTTTACCAGCAGCTTTCATTATCTCTAAAAC